ATTTATTTGCAAGTTTTTATTTAATATTTACTTTACATTAAATAAAGTTTTCTTTATTATGACCGTGTCAAAACAAACCACCACAACAAACGGTGAATTTGAAAATGTTCTTTAAAAATTTGAAACAGGTTAGTGATGGGTAAAAAAATAGCCACTCAAATGAGTAGCTATTAAAAATTACTTTTTAGGTGGCGGCGTAGGCCGTTTAGGTTGATAACTTTCTTGTAATGGTGTTGGTTCTGCCATTAGAATTTTTCTCCACAAAATTTAGCAACAAATAACTGACAAAAACTTAGCTTCGTATCATCTTCTAATTCAAGTTGAATGGAGGCGCGCTTATACGCAATATCAGTTAATGTGCCAGTGATATTATTATTTAGTAAATCACTTGTAATTAATGCCTTATTCAACTCTTCATCAGTCATGGTTGAATAACTTTTAAGTAACGGTTGATATTGTGCTTGTGCAACTTTAGATAATGCGGCTTTTTCGCCAAAGCCATAAACAAGTGAAAGCACGCTTAGTATCGCTAAAATAAACCCAATAATGATATTTAGATGAAAATCTGGGAAAAATCTATCTAAGTCACCAAACACAGCAGACGAAAGTAACAGCTGAATGGTAATCAATAATTTATTTAATCGATCATTTAAGTGATAGTTTAAATTTTCTAAATTGTAGCTGTAATGCAACTCAAATACTAAATCATTTCGATTTTTCCCTTCCATCTTTTATTCCTCATCTTGGTTTAGGTTGTGGAGTCGGTCTTGGCGGAACATGACTTCTCTCCTCTTTTTCTATTTTCATAGTGTTTCCTCCGATTAAATTGTAGTCGCAGAAAACATTATATTCCTCGATGTAGTCGCATACAAGAGGACTTGAGCCTTACAAGTATAAAGAAAGGCACTCATCATTAACCTGTTTTGAGTTTTAGACAATTTGGTCTCGTGCGGGATATAAATTATCGGCTGTTTAAGTCGAGTAACCCCAGAGCAGAAAACTGTACTGCGTGTTTAACCGAAGTGATGTGGTTGGCAGGTCAATGGCAGCGCTGTTTATATCTTTAAGCAATCCCTTAGAGGATACGAGTTCGGTCGGGGAAATGGTAACAAGCCCACGGATCGGTTTATTTCAAAGCATATTTGAAGTTAAGGCATTAATAGCAAGTGTGCTTTGAAATGGTAAAACCATTACAACACTTATTTAAATAGGAGAAATAAAAATGGCAAAAACAAACGTACACGAGTTTCTTGAAGAGCTTGACGCAGGGATCTTTGAAAATAAACTCGCCACAGCTCTTTCAGAGGTTGCATTGGGTGTTTTAAATAATGATAAGCAAGGCACAGTGAAGGTCGAATTTACGTTAAAGAAAATGGATAGCGATAATCCATCTGTTCAAATTCAACATAAGCTAAGCTATATCAAGCCTACAAAACGTGGAAAATCTTCCGAAGAAGATACAACTGCGACACCAATGTATGTACATAAAGGTGGTGCGCTTTGTGCAACGCCTGAAAAACCAGAGCCTACACCAAATGGCACTTTAAAAATAGTAAAAGCAGCATAGGAGCTTCAAATGAACGAAAATCTATCACAACTTAAAAACCTTGTTTTATCTAGTGTTCATGTAGGAAAAAGCGATTATCCAATCGCTATCCTGCCAAGTGACATGAAAATTCATTCGTTGGAATCACAAAATCAATTCCGTAATCAATTTCGTGCAGTATTTTCAACGTATAACTTTGATAGTTTTACGGCTTATGCCACACAGCATCAACAAGAAAATGCTCAATGTTTTATTGATGAAAAAAATCTTGGCGCAGAAATCGTCTTTGATATTGGCACTCACGAACAACCGCTTCACGCTAACCATCGTGCACTTTTAAATATGGAAAAAACTTCAGCATTTAAAGCGTTGTGTGATTTCCAAGGTAAAAAATGTGATCAACGTGAATTTTCTGAATGGCTTGAAGATTGGGGCGATTTCATTACTGCTTACAGCGATGATGATGAATTAATGTCATTAACTTCGGCAATTCAAGCTGTGCGCAAAATCACACTCGATTATGCTCGCAATGAAGAGCATGAAGTAAGCGATTTTGCAGCATCTAAATCAGCTATGGAAAGCGTGGAAGCTAAAAGCAAATTGCAATTACCGAAATATTTTGTGTTCAACACGCATACATACAAAGGCTTAGATAGCCAAGCATTTACGCTTCGTTTATCAATCCTTACCGGTGGAACTACGCCATTATTAGTAGCTCGTTTGATTAAAGCTGAGCAAGTCCAAGAATCTATTGCGCAAGAATTTGCGAATAAACTCACACTTGCTTTAAAAGAAACAAGCGTTTCAGTCAATATTGGCACAATGAAAATCTAAAACTCAGCTTGAGCCTTGCAAGCATAAAGAAAGGCACATTAATGGTTCTTGTCAATTCTTAATAAGAAAAAGCCCCTTAAATCGAAAGATTGAGCCCTTAAATCGAAAGATTGAGCCCTTAAATCGAAAGATTGAGATGGTTTTATAGGTGGAATATTCGATAGAGCCACCAGCTAAAGCCGCTTTCAAGTAGAAACATCACTAGTTTTACACTTTGTTCAATATGCCAAAAAACAAAATATATAATTTATTAAAAAAGGAGTTAAAATGAAAAGAAACAGGTTATTTGTATGCTTTAATAGCTTCGACTTACTAACAGATTTTATAGAAATTTCAGAGGATGTAATTTTTAAGGATGAAGAAGCACTAAAACGATATATTGAAAAACGTACAATTAATAGGTATGTAATTTTATCTGAAAACGATGTTGCTCATGAAATTTATGTAAATAAAGGTAATGTACATACCAAGCTCGGGACAAATTATATAGTATATCCAGTTTATATTAGTTAATATAACATTTGATTTTTAAACAAATTTTACTTTCAACAGAAAGTCGGTAACTACAATTAAGTGGCTTTTTTTGTACCCCAAATTCACAGGAGAACACCATGATCACCTACCAACAACTCTGCGACCAACAACAAAAGTATAATGATGAACTCAACAAACGCCGTAATAAGTTGCGTCAACTTATCAGCGAATTTTGCCAAGCAATAAGCCAAAACTTAGGGCTAAGTGATAAATATTACAACGCAACGATTAACGAAGTTTCCGCTACCGTACCTTATGTCAAATTGCTAGAATTAGACAGTGGAGAACATCAACACATTAATGTAATGGAGTTACCAATAACGTTTGATGAACAAGGTGATCCGATAGCCGAAGCTGGCATTTCACTCACCCTTGAAAAATCACCAAATACCTATCCCAAACAAAGCGTATTTATTCGTATTGAATTTACATTAAAACAAAATATCCTCATCTTGCGCTTTACAGATTTTGATGATGGATTATTTAAGGTTACCGTTAATCTAGATGATGATAATCGCTTTGCTTATGCTGTTGAAGCCTATAAACAGCTTGTAATGAAAACTTTTACAATTTAATTTGACAAAAACCGCCATCAACGGATAAGATTTTTTCATCGGGGAGAGATAGGTGTAATACAATACTCGAAAGGGAAATAAACCCATACTGGAGACAGCAAATAGAAAGAGCTAACCGCGACTTTCATCGGGGCTGTTAAGAAGTAAGTTGATCCCCGATATTGACAACCACAAAAAACTAAAATACTATTCGTCTCAAGGTGTCGAAACCTCAATATGTTCAAGGCGGATAGTTCAACTGATCGCCAAAAGGCGATTTTTTTATATCCGTAATCCTGACTATGTCGGGAGGGAGACTAATACAATACCTTCGGGGAATAAGTCCAGCCCTTTCCTTGAACGGGGTTTTCGAACCTCCCGACGCCACTGTCGAAAGTGGCTTATTCAACAAATAGTTCAAGGATTACAAAATGTCAAATCTTACAATTTTCAACTTTGAAAACACTCCTGTTCAAACCATTGTAGAAAACAATGAAATCTTTTTTAGAGCAACTCAGCTTGCAGAATTGTTGCAATATAAAAATCCACATGACGCATTAAGAAAACATGTTGATTCTGACGACCTAGCAAAACGCGAGATCGTGAATACTATCAATAAGCGTGCTCAAGTTCTCTTTGTGAATGAAAGTGGGATGTATTCATTAGTCTTGAGTTCGAAATTAGAGCAAGCCAAAAAAGTAAAACGTTGGATAACTTCAGAAGTTTTACCAGCAATCAGAAAGACAGGAAAATATCAACTTCAACCACAACAACTTGCGCTACCTGAGCCTGAAAAGAAATTCACCTTTGAATTTACCGAGTATGAACTTCAAGAGCTTGCTTGGTTATGGTTCGCTTTCAAACGTGGCATAGGCACTTTCCAACATATCGAAAAGGCCTTCAACGTTTTAGGCTCGAACATGAGTGGGCAAATCTACGGACAGGCTTACGAATATTTAAGTGTATTACGCTCAACAAACCAAATCTTAAACCGCATCACAAGTGATTTTAACATCGACCCAATGACAAACTGGCGTGTATTAAAACACTTGCGAGGCTTTAATCCAAAAGCAGTCAAAATCGACTTCTAAAACACCACAAAATCCGACCGCACTTTACCGTGTGGCGGATTTTTACACCCTAAATTCACTAAATTGATTAAAAAGGAAACAAAAAATGGAAAAATTTACTGATGTATTCGCAGAAATTACACGCCCTTTAGCAAAGCTTGCCCGTGCGATTTTTATCACCTTCCTGATTGGCGGAATCTCCTATTGTTTTGCAAGCGAGCCAACAGCACTAGAACGTGAAAGAGCGAGAGTACAGTGGATTGCTGAAAACGGTGAGTATCAAAAGAATTTAACCGAAGAAGGTGAAAAACAAGCACGTGCTTACGTATCTATTAAACAAGCTGAAATTAATAAGGAATTTAAATGAAACTACCTTTTAAAACCAACAGCGAACTTGCCGCCAAAGAAGAGCGCAAGAAAAATTATCAATCCGCTTATGTGCTTTGGGAAAAAGCATCAAAGCTAACCGGGAAAGAGATAAATAAGCACTGGTGCATAAGCCGTGCGGAATGGTGCCAAAAAATGCACCAAGAAGAAGTGAAACTTAAAACGAGAAAAATCTATGTACCGCATTAATACCTATTATGGCCATACCATTGACTACATCAAGCCGGATCCTAACGAAATTGATATTCGTGATATTGCTCATAACCTTAGCTTTGAAAACCGCTTCATTGGTCAAACTGCTGAACCTTATAGTGTAGCTCAGCATTGTGTACTTGGTAGCTACATTTTTGAAGAAATGGGATTACCTGAGCTTGCATTTATTTTTCTACTGCACGATGCAGCAGAAGCATACTTGAAAGATATTCCGACTCCACTCAAATATTTGCTAAGTGAGCCTTATCGCAATATTGAAGATCGCTTTAATTTAGCAATCCACCAGCGTTTTAATGTTGAGTATAAAAAATTGCCAGCAATTAAATCTATGGATTTATCTATGCTTGCAACGGAAAAAGAACAGTTACTTCCACCAGCATCTGTAGAGTGGCCACAATTGAAAGGTGTCTCTCCGGCAAATATCGCAATTGTTTTTTGGCAACCACATCAAGCTGAATCAGCATATCTTGACCAATTTAAACACTTAACTGAGATTTTAAACTATGGCGACAAGTAAGAAACCACGTAAAAAGCACGATAAAAATGCCAATATTAAACGGCAGAGCGACAGAATATGTCGCAACTCTCTTGTGCTTTCAGTTATTGGATTAGGAAACGACGGCACAGAATGGATAAAAAATAATATTCCACAAGATAGAACAACGGCCACTGAACAAGATTTCGAGCTGATGTATAACAAATCCCGCCCATGGTCTTTTGTTTTTGGTGTTATTTGCCGTGATCAACTTGGAAGAGGTTATATAAAATTTGAATATCAATCTCTTGCTAACCAATTTGCGTTCACCGCACCTGAAATGACAGATTACGTCAATGACAATATCAATGCCATTTTAAACGATGTAAACGAAGAGCACGTACTCTCCCCTTTCCTTATAGCGTCACCAGAGAAAAAAGAGTTTACAGATGATTACATCAAGAAACTTTTAACCTGGAAGAAAGTGGAAACAACGCTCAAAACCCCATTTGAGATTAAAGCGTTGCGTGAAGAAGGAATGGCCGCATTACGTGAAATAGATCCAACAGCTTATTCAGATAAAGCAACTTGGACGATCCTTCGTAAAAATGGCTGTAATGATTTTGCCGATATGCGACTAGTTGGATTAGAGAAATATCAACACTGCAAAGGAATCGGTAAAAAACGCATTCAAAGTCTGATTGATGGCTACCACGCATTAATCAATGACGAAAAATTAATTCCAAAATTGACCGCACTTCGTGAATTTGAAACTCAAATTTATATCCACCAACAAACAATGGCCCGATTAAATCGAGCTGCACAAATGTAGGAGAACCACATGGCTAAATTTATCAAACTAACTAATACGGATGAATCAGATATTTTCATCAACGTAGAACAAATTCAAACCATCACTAAAGATGAAAATGACACAGCTATTCAATTTGAAGATGGCACTATCTTTGTAAAAGAAACACCGGAACGAATTATTCATTCAATCCAATCTGATGGTGCGGTTAATGAATTACCCGTTGTTGATGTCATGACCGCTAAGTAACGTGAAAAAGACCCACTTTTGGGGAGTAAAAAAATGAAACCAAATTTTAGATATTTTAAATCAATATCCAAGCTTTAATGATTTTATGTTGCGAAAATTAAAACTTACTTGCTGGGTGCTTGGCGCACGCACTGGTTATGTGTCTGCATGTGGCGTTGCAAGTGACCATTTTATCGTATCAATACCAGAAAAATCAGAGGATTTTGGCGGTGATAAATTCCCTGCAATCCCAGAATACCTAACCGAAATTAAACAAAGTGAGTTCCTTGCTTTGCAGGGTAAATAGGATAAGAAATGACAACAACACAAGATATTTTGAACGAGCGAAGAAATACGCACGGGGATTTCATTCAAGGCTCTGTTACGTTTAATGCGTTAATGGAACTTATCAATAAAAATCGCAAAAATATTGATGGAGTGCAGTATTACGCTTTGACAATGATAGCTGGAAAGTTAGTGAGAATTCTGAATGGCAATTCGCACGAAACAGACCATTGGCAAGACATTATTGGTTACGCAACACTTGGCGGACGATTGGAATTAGCTGAAAACCTTGATAATACAAGTGAACCACTAGTTGATATTTTACAAGTGGTTAATATGGCAAAGGTAAACCATAAAGCGGGTGATTGATATGATTGTTTGGGCATTATTCGATAGTGGCAATGGTTGCTATACGCAAGGTGCAGAGTTATTTAATCAGTCAAATCAGTCAGTCGAAATATACCCTATCGGCATAGATATTGAGAGTAAAAATAACCATTTTATTAATCTTAATTTAGCTGATTATAGTCGTATGTTTGGCGATAACAAGCTATTTGATGAGCTTGATAAGCTGCCTAAACCTGATTTGATTATAGCTAGTCGCCTTGTGAGAGTTGGTCGGTTGCAAGTGCGATGTGGGGAGGAAATGCAAGTTGGAAACAGGAAACTGGCGCAGTAAATCGTGAGTTATCAAAATTTACGGTTAGAAGTCGTGCGGATTATGATTTACCGCACGTCCAATTTAAATATGACCGTTCTTTCCTAAACCGCATTAATGGTGAACTTTGTATCTACAATACAATCGAGATTATCAAACGTTACAATCCGAAAGTTTATGTAATAGAAAATCCAGCAAGCAGCAAGATTTGGCATTATGTAAATGATATTCTCAATTTTCAGATTCCTTTTGATAATTTGGCGCACTATAACTTGTATAACTACCCTTTGCGTAAACCAACAAGATTTAAGAGTAATATTAATCTTGGATTACGAAACAATCATAAATCAAAGCCTCAGCAACAATGGGAGGATTTTTCAAAATCATACAATGAAAGATCGAACATTCCACTTGAATTAATAGTGGATATATACAAAGCAGTAAATCAATATTTAACAAATCCAATAGGCGTTCCATGTGAGCGCCTTTTGTTTTAATGGAGAAATAAAATGAAAGAATTTAACTTAGATGCGGCTTTAAATGGAGAGCCAGTAAAGCTAGCTTGTGGGAAGAAAGCATATGTTTTTTACGATTTAAGCAGATATTATGAATTATCAGAATATGTAAATGGACTACCCTTAAATGGAATTGTTATGCATGAAGATAATTGGGAAAAAAAATATCATGCTAACTGGAGTTTGAGTGGCGAGAGCATATTTGATCGAGATAGTATCATCGGAATGTGGGAAGAGCCTAAACTAACATCCGAGCAGGTGTTGGAAAAGGCTTATCAGGAAAATCTACCGCTTGATGCAATCGGCAAAAAAGCATTTGTTATCGCAAAAACAAAGGATGGTGATTATGTGATGCAATGCGGGGAGGATAATCTGTATTTTGCGAGCCATAAAACAGAGTGGGAATTTTACAAAGACCCCGTGCCAAAATCCGACACAATCACCGTTACGCTGCCTAAGCCGTTTAAGCCTAAAGATGGTGAGGTGTTCTATTATATCTATGAGTATGGAATAGGTTGTGTCAAATTTTATAAAGAAGATGACGATGGCGATGCCGGGTTGGCTGAAAATGCTCAATGTTATCGCACAAGAGAAGATGCTCAAAAATGGCTTGATTTTATGAAGAGTATGATGGAGTAAGTATTAGTGAGAAAGTTTATGAGTTTAAAACTGTTATGGATTTTTTACAGCTAACAGAAGAGCAATTTAAACGATTTTTGCCTGATTTTGCTAGTTGGTTCGCTATCCGCAAAAAAATTCAAGCAGAACAAGCTGCGCTCAATGATAGATTGGGAGGTATTTTAAAAATCACTCCAGAGCCTGTTATTAAGTGGGTAGACGATGGCAAAGTTGGAGAAGTAAATTACATCGTAACAATTAAACAAAGCGGAGGTCGAGAATGAGAGGATTTACAGAATGGCTAATCTATTTATTGACTGGCGCTTTAGTCATTGCGATGGCTGGAGCTTGGATAGGTTTATTCTTTGGCGTTGCGTGAAAAGCGTTTTGCTGGGTAGTGTGATATGAGCGAATGGATTAAATGTTCTAAGCGGTTGTCATGGATGAGATTGGGGGGAGTATGAATATTTCAAATGAAAAATAGAAAGAAATCACAAAACAAAATTCGGAAATTAAATATAAATAGGAGATAAAAATGAATATTAAAAA